CTCACGGGATAATAGGCGCATAATGTATTCAGTAATAATTATAATTTTAATTTGTTCTATTGTTTCGGGAGTGGGGGAGGCGTTAAGAATTAAAGATGTTAATAAATATTCTTTTTGGTGGCATACGTTACAGTTTTTTGAAAGGTTTTTATTCCTTGCTTTGGGGTGGGAAATTTACAGAAAGTTTTTTATCTATGAATATTTTTCTATACTCAACACGGGGATAGTGGTTTTATGCGGGGCGGTATTCTGGATTATATATGATGGATTAATAAATTTGATTGCCTTTAAAAGAAGTTTCTTTTATGTCAGTGAAACATCAAGGGCGTTTACAGAAAAATTTAGTCAATGGTATATTAAAATTCCTTTAATGATGTTAGTTTTTTTTATAGATGTTATATTTTTAAATAAACAGGATCACAAACAAATAGTTAAGGAGAAAAAAGAGAAATGAAAACACAGATCGGGAAACTGTTAAATGCTCAGGAAGCAATTAACGAGATAATGATGGAAAAATTACCGGCCAAATTATCTTATCGGTTAGGTTCGTTAGTTGAAGAAATTGCAGTTATTTTAAAACCGTTTAATGATGTCAAACAAAAGATGTTTGAAGAGTGGGGAGAAAAAAGTAAGGACGGACAGACAATGTCAATCAAACAAGAGCATTTTGAAAAGTTTAAAAAAGAAATGGAATCGCTTGTTACAGAAGAGGTTGAATTAAAATACAAACCTATGGAATTATCAGAGTTAGGAGAGTTAAAAATTTCTCCTGTCGCGATGGCACATTTACAGGATTATTTTTATATAAAAGACTAAGGGATTTAAAATGATTTTTGGAACATCAGCACCTCAGTTTATTATTGCGGGACCCGACACCTTGAATCTGAATTATGTCACGATCGAAAAGGATGAGCCACAGATTGATTTCATACAACAGGAAAGTGTGGTAAACGGACATAGAAATTTTGTGATAAAGGGTAAACATTGGGAGTTCCACGTATTACAGCATTTATGGAAATTCGCAAGTCCTATTACGCAATATCAGGATGCCAAAAATAATTTCGAGGGACACACGGGATCGCTTTATAGACATAAGGACGCACCCCCTTTTACTGAACAATTTATTTTGTATTCCGTGGAGGAATATTATTTAGAGAGGTCAATGTATAAGGATTTAATTTTATATAAATTCAGATCGATTGATTACGTAGATATTACGGACACGTTAGATGTAAGTTGATAATAAAAAAAAGTCGTTACCTTCGGGGACGACAACTTAGCATCCTTAACCTAAGTGATGCAACCCCCTTCACGGGGGTTTTTTATTTTAAAAAAGATTTAAAATATAAGTGGGATTATCTCAGGATTAAAAAGGGATTATCTCAGGATTGAGTGAGGTTATTAAATACGGGTTTTTACGAACCACTCAGGTGTGAATTTGTCTATTTCGGGTAAAAAGTTTGTTTTTTAATTATTTTCAAATAAAAAAAAGTGAAAATTTCTTCCAAATTATTTGTTTTTCTATGAAATTCTATATACTATTGTGCGGGGGAAAAGGGGTTTACCTATCAGGATTTAGTTTTTTGACATATTGGATGTCTGGAATTTTGGAGAAAGAGTTAGAAGTCAATAAAGATTTTATCGACGACGGAGGCTCAAATGGAAACCTACCAATACCTAAAATTTCAGAGGACGGCAAACCAAGTTTGATTTTCTTTTATTGTATGAGAGAATGTTGTGCGGGACGACCCCGCGGATATGTTTTTGGAGTTGAACGGCAGTGTCAATGAAAAGAATTACCAAGTACCTCAATCAGAATCAAACCTAAATCCTAAAGTAGCCAAATTCCTCAAGAGAGAAAAAAAACAATCAATTAATAAAAAAGAAAGAGAGTAAATAAAATGACCGATAGATTAATTAAAAAAATAGAGAATGAAATAACAGAAGAAATTACAAGCTGTTATAATATTTTAGTCGCATCATTTCCTTACGACGAGGATCATGAAAAAAATTCTATTGACGGGTTCGGGAATGAAGAGAGTTACAAAGATCATTATTTAATAGAGGCGACGGAAATTTATTTTGACGATCAAATGAAAGGGTTAGAATAATGGAACAGGTTGAATTAAATAATTACGGCGGACAGATATGTTATAATCAACTACGGGCAGTTAAAATAAATGGAAAAATTTGGTGGGCGGAGTTAATAGAAGGGGAAGATTTTCATTTGGTAAGACGGCAACGTCAAAGGATGTTTAAAGGATCGGGGATTAGGGTATATAGAAAAACAATCTCCGCAAGTGAATTTGTAGAATTAAAAAAAATTGAATTAAAAAAGAAAGAGAGTAAATAAAATGAAAAATTTAATAGACGTTTCAATCAGAATTTTAATGACTGATGTTATGGGGAACGGTAAAACCTTAGATGTAAAGAATGACAGGTTCGGAGTTCTGGAATATAATTTATATTCCACGAGGGGGAGACAGAGAGAATGTTTATCAAATATGCAGTTAACGGAACGCCTACCCGACGTAGTTGAGGAGTTTAGGTCCCTTAACCATTTGACTTTGGGAATCTGCAGAATATTAAACACGGGAGTCCAAAAAGTTGATAGTGTTGCATTTTCAAGGTCATTACCAAGAGGTACAAAATGAAGTTAGAAAATAAAAAACTTAGTTGGGCGGGGGGTGTAGTCCATTTCCTATTGGTTCTATTGGGAATGTTATTGTTATTAATCGGGATTGAAATGTTTACAATAGCACTAACGACGGCATTAGATAATATTATTTTAATTAAATAGAAGGGACGAATTAAAATGAAATTCAGAATTAAAATATTTAGACATTTCGGGTTTAAGGTTTATCAATTATCTAACATAGGATTTATGGGACGACCTATGCCTATTGGAATGTTTAGAACAAAAGAAGAGGTTACGGAAGTGATAAAAGTTATGCAGGGACATTTCAATACATTGGAAAGGGTATTTAAGAATCAGAACGGGAGGTTTTTGCCGTGAGTAAAAATAAATTTGGTGCAGTTAAATATCAGGTGGAATCAAATACACCGAGAGCAGATTTAGTGGAGACGTTAATAGAAGAGATTAACGACCCATTATTTATTGCCTTCAATCAGTTAGAAATAATGTTGGATGAATCACCTGCGGACGCAAGGTTTTATCTACCAAGAATAAATTATGGTTTGGCTTTATTTCATTATACGAAATTGTTAGAAGAGTTGAATAACTTGAAAAATAGTCTAAGGGGTGCGGAGGTGTTATGAAAATAATAAACCCCAAGTTAGCGTACGGGTGGAGGGGGAAGGTATTGAGTGAGGCGTTAATAACGGCAACTCAGTTTATAGAGAATCTTTACGGAAAGAAATTTCCGTTTGATGTTATTAAAATTAAATTAAGTGAAGGGTGTAACCACTCTTCTTATTATAACCATTCAAAAAAAATAAGGTTAAGGATAGGAAAGGATAACCTAATATATTTGTATGAACGAAAGAGTTTGGGGACATATAAGACGGCGGTGCCGTGTTTAGATTATAAAATAATCTGGACATCATCACTCATTCACGAATTAACACATTTTATTCAATATTATGAAGGGAGGCGGACGGGGGAGGTAGAAACAACGAGGAACGAATTATTGTATTTAGAATCAACTTATTTGAAGTCAGTATTACAGTGGAAAAAAGAAGTAAATAAAAAAACAACCAATAAAAAAAGAAAGTGAGTTATTAAAATGACAAACACAGAAGTAAACCCAACCAATAACTATGAATTACAAAAAGAAATGTTAGTTAAAAGGATTGAACGGGGACAGGATAAAGCTAAAAGAGTTCTGGATAGAATACAGAATGACGGGGAACAGTTAAATGATTTTATTTTGAATTTAGGTAAGGGTTCTCCGATACGTTTTTCTGGTAACGGTGATGTTAAAATGGAAATTGTAAGAAACGCAGGGACGGAGAGGGATGAGTTCACGTTACATAATAATGCAATAGTGCAGACGGGTGAAAAATTAGGAATGAATACGACCTTTATTAGAGATTTGGCATTAAGTAAGGTGGAATGGAAACACAAGTTAATTGCTCATAATTTTAACGAGTTCATAGAACATACGGACAGAAACAGAGTATTGGTTCGTGCGGTCGGTCAGGAAATACGAGGGGTGTTAACGGACAGATACAAGAGATATAATTCTCTTGAATTTTATAAGACCTTTATTGAGCAGACGGAAAGTTTGGATATGCAGTTAATTGACGGACACTACGACGAGTTGCAGGGATTTCTGGAAAGTGTTTACCCTTCACCTTTCAGAGTGGAGACGGAGAAAAACGGAGAACTGTTTTTTGGTTATGGAATAAGAATGAGAAATTCAGATTTTGGGCATTCACCGTTTGAATTATCAATGTTTGCTTTTCAGATAATTTGTTACAACGGGATGCAGAGAAATTCAGTTATAAGAGAAATACACGCAGGAGGACGATTACCTGATAATCTGATTTTAGCAGAGGATACGGTAAAGAGTGATACGCACACAAGGAATCTGATAGCACGGGACGCAATAAGCACGTTAATGAATCCGAATAGTATAAAAAAATCTTTAGAAGAGATTAAACGGGCGGGTTCAATTAGTGTGGATTTAGATAAGGAGTTTAAAAGTTTAGCGAGTAGAAACAAGTTAGGTAAGAACGAAATAGAATCATTGAAAGGGATAGTTACGAATAACAGAGTGATAGATGGAGTACAGGGGGAGAATACTTTGTTAAAATTATCTCAGGCGGTCGGGAGATTAGGATCATTGAATAAGAACGAGACGAGGAAACGGGAATTAGATCAACTCGCTTATGATTTAATGGTAAGATAAAAACCGAATGTCGATTAACGGCACGGTGAATAAAAGAGAGGTGGAGAAATGAAGCAACTCCACCTTTCTTATTATGTAATTACAAGAAAGTTTAAAACAATAAAGGTTAGTTAACCTTCACTAACGGGATTACTTTTAGTGAAATATTCACTATGTAATTATTTGAAAAGTCAGTGAATATTATTATATTTATTCAAATAAACGTAAAGATATTGAAAGGGGTTTTTATGTATGTAAAAATAATTCAGGGGGACGACGAGAAAAAATTCTGGATGCCTGTTAATTATGATTTACACCTTACAAATATGCAGTATGATAAGAAACCATTGGTTACGGTAACGTTCTCTACAAAAGAGGATTGTTTGATTTTAATATTACACGCACGGGAGAGAAAATTTAATTTAACAGAGAGTAAAAATTATTTATTCAGTAACAATTAAGAAAGGAAAAAAAGATGATAGGGTTTGACTTTGATGCGTTTGGAAGAGAGAAACGCATTTCTATTTCTGGTTTGGCGGGGAAGTTAAAGAAGAGTTACATATCAATTTATAATATCTGGAAACGAAGAACAGTTAAACCAGAATTATTAAAAGATATGGAAAATAAATTTGGGGTGTTAAGTAAGTATATAATTAAATAAAAAAACCGACTGGTATGTTTGGGGGGAAACAGTACCAATCGGTAACAACCAATCAATTACTTGAAAGGACAAAACAAAGATGTCAAAAAATTTAACGATTGTCAATAACATATTGCAACTTCCTGAAGTAGACGGGGAGAGACGCAAGGTATTGATAGAAGTTGAAAAGGTTGTGAAGGTTATTGAAATGACAGCAACCGAATCAAAAAACGTGGTAGTATTAACCACCGATCATTGTGACGAGGCAGGTTTTTATTTAAAGAAGTTTAAGGATTTCAAAAAGAGACTTGATCCTATCAGAAAACAATTAGTTGAGCCCCTGCGGACGGAAGAAAAAACCATTAACAATTATTTCAAAAAAGTGTATTCAATTTATGAAGACGAGGAAACGAGACTTACGGATGAATTGAATTTATTCCTTTTGAAAAAAAGAGAGATTGAAGAGGCGGAGAGGTTAAAGGAACAAAAGGAAATGGAGGACGATATAATAGAGGAGGCGGTATTGTTTAATGATGAAAGGATATTGGAGAACATACCAGAGGTTCAAAGTAATTATGCTAAGATTAGTCAGGAGACGACTAATTTAAAATCTATACGCAAGAAGGTATGGAAGTTAATCGATATTGATAAAGTTCCGAGAAAGTATTTGACTATCAATGAAGAGTTAATTAATCAGATACGGGCGACGTATGATTTTCAGGTTACGGAACAACCGATTGAGGGTATTGAGTTTGGTTATGATGAGAAAGTGGGGGTGCGGTAATGGAAAAAACAGAAAGTAAGAATGTAGAGGTTTGCATGGATTTATTCAGGTTTATAAATGAATCAGAAAGGAGTAAACAAATAATTTTAAAAACACTGAATAATATTTTAGTTACTTTATCGGGTGAAGAGTTAAAAGATTATACGGCACGGGCTAATAATTATGTTCAAAGATCGGGAATAAAAAAACAATCATAAATAAAAGAAAGGGTTCAAAATGAGTGCATACACAAATGAAGACGTAAAGTTATTGGTAGCTAATGGAATCATACCAAAGGACACACCTCAATCACAAATAGATTTCTTTTTTAAAGTTTGTGAGTTGAAAAAATTAAATCCATTTCTCAGACAGATCCATTTAATTGAAAGAAGAAGTAACAATAACGGAGTATGGAATAAAATGTATTCTATACAGGCGGGGATCGACGGGATGAGAGCAATAGCACAAAGGAATGGAAAGTTAAAAGACGTTTCACGTGGAACATTGATTAAAGAAAATATTTCAGGTAAAAAAACGCTTTATGGTTATTGCAAGATAGTAACGGACACGGGAGGGGTATTTTATGATGAAGTTCCGTTTAATGAATATGTACAGGTTACGAAAGAGGGCAAACCGACTAAATTCTGGTTACAGTTTCCTGAAACAATGATTAAGAAGGTTGCAGAGGAAAGTGTCTTAAGAATGGTAACCCCCGAAGATTTAAGCGGGGTGTACGGGGACGAGGAAATGCAACAGATTGAAAATCCGAAGGTTGTCACCCCTGAAATGTTAATGGAAACAACTCAGAAGGTATTGAGTGAGTTAGGAGTGGGTATTGAATCAAAGGAAACAAAGAAGGGAAATGGTAAGACTAAACCCATAATGTTGGATAAGGTAGTAAATGTCAAGGCAGAAGAGAAAACCGATCCTGCGACGGTTATTGAAGAAAAAAAGACGGACATAGAGAAAAAGCCGAAGGTGGCAAAATTGAATCTAAAAGAGGTTGAATTAAGGGTTTTAAATTGCCAAACGATTGAAGAGTTAAAAGTGGTTTGGGGTTTGTTATCAGAGGCACAGACGGGAAATGATAAAGTAAAAAAGTGGTTTAGTATTAGACGGTCGCAGATAGAGGATGAATTAAAGGCAGAGAAAGAATTTAATGCCGAGAATAAGATAACCGAACCATTAAAAGAAGAGAGGACGTCCGATTGGTTTAAATCAAAAATAAATGAGATTGATAACCTTCCACACCTTCAAAATTTCTATAAGAAATATTCCAAAGAAATACAGACGTTACCTGTTCTGCAGGATTATGCTGATATTAAAAATTTAATTCAGGATAAGGAACAGAAATTAAAAGCTGAATTGAGCAGAAAGGTTTAATATGTTATTCAATGGAAAAATAAAAATAGGTGCTAAGTATTTCTCAGTGAGAATTTTCCCTGACGGAGTAGAACCAAATGAATATATCCATCAGAACAGTAAGTTAGAAGAGGCACACGATAAGGGAAATAATTATTTTGCTACTAAGAAAGAGGCGGACGAGGTAGCAAAGAAATTTCAGGAATATTTAGATAAACTTAAATCAAAAAAATAATTATCAATCTAACGCCACCCCTTTATCGGGGTGGTTTTTATTTAAGGATAAAAAACTATGGCGAAGAGATATTTAACAACGGAGTTATTCGACGACGCTTGGTTTATGGATTTACCACAGAAATATAAATTATTCTGGATTTATCTTTTAACGAAGTGTACGTATGCGGGAATGTGGCAGGTGAATTGGAAACTTGCTCAGTTTTATGTCGGGGATAATTTAGAACCGACGGAGGTTACGAGAATTATGAAAGACAGAGTAATAGAGATTGACGACGGGAGATATTGGTTTTTACCGAAGTTCATTGAGTTCCAGTATGGCGTTGAATTGAATAAAAGTAACAAGGTTCACAAAAGTGTTATGGAAATATTAGAAAAATATGGAATCTTTGATTATAGAGGAAAAACAAAGAATAGTGCCGACCCTAAGGAGACCCTAAGGAGGATCGGGGGAGACCCTAAAGACAAAGAGAAAGAGAAAGAGAAAGAGAAAGACAAGGATAAAGATAAAGATAAAGATAAAGTAAAAGATAAGGAGAAAGACAAAGACAGTATTAATGAAGAAATTGAAAAGATGAACATGGAGGGACGGAACAATATAGTTAATGAGGTTGTGGAATTATGGAATCTATATTGCGACAAGTCTGGTTTAAGTAAGGTTAAGGTTATTACGGACAGACGGAGGTCTGGAATATTAAACAGATTGAGTGAGAAAAATTTTAATATGTTAGAGTGTTTAAAAAAAATAGATCAATCAGATTTTTTGAAAGGGATAAAGAAGGGGGCGGATTGGAAAGTTACATTTGATTGGTTAGTATTAAGTAAAAACAATTACATAAAATTATTGGAAGGGAATTATGACAACAGAAATAATGGTAGCGGGGCAACAGACGAGGAACTTGCCAGAATATCTACAAGCAGATACATACGGCACGGCAATTAGTGTATACGGAAAGGGGAAAGTGAGTGCAGAAGTTTTTGCACGTGGTTGTAAGAAAATAAAAAGTGCTTTTCCTGATTTACCGAAAGGGTGGTATGAGGTATTAAATGAATTTCTGGACATAGAAAAATTTACGGATAAGAAATTTGCGGACGCGGTGGTTAATCTGATTAAGACTTGTAAATATCCGAGACCGACGGTGGCGGAGGTTTTAAGTTTCGATAGGATGAAAAGAAAGTGGACACACGCAGAAATAGTCAGGGAAACAGACAAGATGTCTGCGGAGGGGAAGAAAAAATTTTGGGAGAAAATGGAATTTAAAGAAGAGGGGACGGTGGAGGATGGAAGTTACAGAACTTATTTTATTGAAAAGGATCAATTATAAATTTAAGTGATTTATGAAATATAAAAGTAAATTTGAGGAACGGGCGGTTAAGTATTTTAATAAATTTATTTGTCTAAGGGATTTACAAAAAGATGATAAAGGAAATATTTTTGGAATATGTATTTCCTCTGGTAAGAAGTGGGTGGCCGTACTTAATTCAAATAATCAAATAATGAACGGGCGGGAATGGTGTGCTTCACATTATTGGAACGCTGATAAATACGGCTCAGTTAGATTTGATGAAAGGAATGTAAACGGGCAATTTTCTTATTTGAATACTTATGCGGGAGGGGACAAATCAAATTACGAAAGGGGATTAAAAAATAAATTGGGGGAGGCGGGGTTTGAAGAGTTAAACAGAGACAGGCATAAATTGAAACAGAACTTTTTCAATTACCCGCAGATTGCAGAAGTTTATCGGGTGAAATGTCAGGAACAGAGGGGAAGGTTAGGAATAAAAATTTAATAACAATCAGAAAGGACAGAATAGTATGTTAGTTGGAATAGGTTTATTGATTACGACGGTAGTAACGCCGTTTGCTTTATTTAGGTTGTATTTATTAGAAAAAGAGAATAAGGATTTAAGGAAACGATTAGGGAGGGGGGAATAATGATTACGAATTTTGAAAAGATAACATACGACCTTACGAGTGATGAGAAAAAAGCGTTAAGTGCATTGGTTGATATATTGAAATTCAGGCATAAGATGAATCCAATAAAAGCACCTGCACTTGTCGAGAGAATTAAAGAGGTGGCGGGGTTAAAGAAATATCCACAGGCGAGGTTAAGAAAAATGATTAATCTGTTAAGGTCAAAAAGTATTCTGCCTGTAATTGGAACATCAGAGGGATATTACCTATCAGAGGACAGGGGGGAGTTGATGAAAGAAATTAAATCACTTCAAGAGAGGGCGGGGGCGATTATTTCTGCGAGTGAGGGGTTAATGGTATTTGTAGAAAGGGAGTTTAAAAAAGAAGTGGAGAAATTAGAGGGGATGGGCGGGGATTTATTTGGTGTTTAAAATCAATCATAAAAAAAAAGAAAGGGCACGAAGATGGAAGTTCCGAGAATTATAATTTCAGACGAGGACGGGGATTGGCAGGTAAGTTATAAAAATATACCATACGAGGGTGTGGATGTTGTGCATTTAGTCTATCCCGTTTATCATAATGAGTATGAAAAGTCAGCGACGATTAGTGATTTGTTAAGAAGGGGATATAAGGAGGGAAGGGATATGACGGGGGAAACTGTTTATGAAAAGAATTATGCTATCAGGAGAAAGACGGACGGCACGGGGAGTAGGTTAAAAAAGATTGAGGCACTGAAGTCTGTTTTTATGAGAGTGAAAAAATTATTCACGGAGGTGTGAGGTGGCATATTTTAGCAACAGCACAGAGGGGGACGTGCTTTTAATTCAGTGTAGCAGGTGTAAATATGGAAAACGTGATTGTCCTATATTTTTCGTGCAATTTAATTGGAACTATGAAGCGTGTAATAATAAAACGGCACGGCTAATATTGGATTATCTAATTAATAACGACGGCGAGTGCAAAATGTTTAAGGAGTTCAAAAAAGATTTTGAGATTGACCCGAATCAACTTGAAATAGATTTTTAAATGAGTAAAGAAGTATTAAGACGCCTTGACGGGCGTCTTTTTTTTGTCCTGTCTTGCAGTTAATTCAATTTATTACTTTATTCGCAATAAGATTTTATTAGAGAAAGTAAAATTATTGCTAAAGACGTTTGAGAAAATCATAGACGTACTTTCAGATCAACAAAAAAAACCTCTTGACGAGGTTCAGGCATATCTTACCCTATCAAAAATATTAACCGTATTGTATGATGAAAAAATAATTGATTTCAGAAATATGTTCCATTATCAGATCAGGGCAGATTTTCTGTTAATGAGAAATGAAGGGGAGGGGAGAGTGAGGGATATTATTGAGGCGTTAGCATTGAAACACAATAGAAGTCCGAAAACCATTCAAGGAATTATTTACCCATTGGAAAAATTATGAAGAAAAAATTAACAGACGAGATAGTCTGGAAAACCGAGAGCAGAAAAATTTCTGAATTAAAATCCTATTATAAAAATCCGAGAAAGTTTATTAAAAAAGGGATGGCGGATTTAGGAGAGAGTTTAAAGAAATTTGGTTTGGCGGAGTTGATAGTTATTAACCTTGATAATGTAATTATCGGGGGACATGCAAGGATTAAAGTATTAAAGAAGCAAGGGAAAACAAAATGTAATTGCCAAGTACCGAACAGGATGCTGACCGATGAAGAGGTGGAGGAATTGAATATAAGATTAAATAAAAACACGGGCGGAGTTTTTGATATGGATATACTCGCTAATCAGTATGACTATGACAAGTTATTAAAATATGGATTTGATGAAAAGGAATTATTAGGGAATATGGATGAACCGAGAATTGAGGCGGAGGTGGAGTTTACGGAGGAATTATTAGAAGAACATAATTACGTTGTATTGTATTTTGACAATGCGGTGGATTGGTTACAGGCGGAGACGGTATTAGGATTAAAGACAGTTAAGGCATTGAATAGTAAAAAGGGATTTGAAAAAAAAGGAGTTGGAAGGGTATTGAGGGGTACGGAGGCAATAGAAAGGATACGCAATGCTTAAGATTTCTGTTTGTGTTCCGAGTTATAAAAGACCGAGAGTGAAGACGGGGGAGTATTTAGGGTTTATAAAAGTTTATGTTGATGAAAGTGAATACAAAGAATACAAGTTAACCAACGGTTACCTTGAGATAATAAAATGTAAAAAGGGGATACAGGGGAATGTAAGCAGGATCAGGAATCATATATTAAAAACAGAATTTAAGCAGGGGGTGGATGCTGTTGTAATTCTTGACGACGATATGAAGGGTTTATATTACTGGGAAAAACAAAAAAAATATTTAGTCAGCCAAGAAGAGTTTTTATTTTTCATAAATAAATATTCTTTAATTGCTCGGGGATTGGGTGCTTATTATTGGGGGGTTAACGTTTCTCCTGATCCTCAGAATTATCGGGAATATACGCCGTTTAGTTTTACGAGTTTTTGTGGCGGACCCTTCGGGGTTTTTTTAAAAGGGAACGAGTGTTATTATGACGAGACGTTGCCCTTAAAAGAGGATTACGATATGACGATACAGCAGTTAAATAAATACAGAAAGGTCTTAAGGGTTAATAAGTTTTTTTATGATGTTAAACAATCAGAACAGGCGGGGGGTTGTGCTGATTACAGGAATATGGATAAAGAGAAAGAGCAGTTAAGATTATTACAAAAAAAGTGGGGTAGTGATATTGTAAGAAGTGATAATAACGACAGGTCGCATAATCTGAAAAAAAAGAAAAGACAGATTGATTATAACCCTATCATAAAAGTACCAATTAAAGGAATTTGATATAATGGATAAGGATAAAGGGAAAACGGTTGCAAACTCGAAGCAGGACGGCAAAAAAAGGAAATTAAAGAAGGTTGGTGACGGTAAAAATAAGGGCGGTCGCCCAAGTGTGGAATTTGATGAAAAGAAGTGGAATGAATTTGAATTATTATGTCAGTTTCAATGCACGAACATTGAATTGTGCGAGTGGTTTGGAATTACGGATAAAACGTTAGACAGATTAATTAGTGGAAGGTATAAGGGGAAGAGTTTTTCCGACGTATTTGCACAAAAAAGAGTTAAAGGGTTAATCAGTTTGCGGAGACGTCAGTTTCAATTAGCAGAGAATAATGTTGCGATGGCGATATTCTTAGGGAAAAATTATTTACAGCAAAGTGATAAAATGGAATGGAGCGGGGAGACGGATGTTGATATAGTTGTTAAAGTGATTGAATAAAACAAAGGGAATATGGCAAGTTTAAGTATTCCAAAGAATAATATAAATGATGCATTTTACCCATATTTCAATAAGCACGATAAAAGATATGAAATTTATTACGGGGGTGCGGGGAGTGGTAAAAGTGTATTTGTAGTACAGAAACAGGTTAAGAAAATATTAGAGACGAGGGGGAGAAATTTATTAGTGGTTAGGAAAGTTGCAAAGGATAATCGGTTAAGTACGTTTGCGGAAATAAACAAGTGCATATACCAGTGGGATTGCGAGAGGTGGTTTAAAAGTAATACGGGGCAGTTGAGTATTAAGTGCGTTAATGGGAATGAGATTGCGTTTGCGGGTCTGGATGATGTCAGTAAATTAAAATCTATTACATTCAAGAAAGGTATATTGACGGACATCTGGATAGAGGAAGCGGATCAGGTGACGCAGGAGGATTTTGATTTATTAGATTTAAGATTGAGGGGAAAGTATAACGTACCGTTTAATATTACAATGAGTTTTAATCCTGTTAGTTCATTGAGTTGGATTAAGAAAGAGTTTTTTGATTATGAACGGGACGATATTTATTTAATGAAGTCTACTTATCTGTTAAACAGGTTTGTGGATGAGGGTTACAAAAATAAATTGGAGGGGTTAAAGAATAAGAATAAAAATTTATATGACATTTACGCATTGGGGAATTGGGGTGTATTAGGGGAAACGGTTTACTCAAATTATAAGATTGAGAAAATTAAATACTGGATTGAGGGGGTATATGAGCCAAAAGAATATGAACCAGATATAATATTCCACCAATCAGAGGTTTACGTGGGGCAGGATTTCGGTTTTAATGAACCGAGTGCAACGTGTATGATTGGATTTAAGGACGACGAGATATTTATTTTAAGGGAGTTATATGTCAGGGGTTTAGATAATCCAGAGTTAATGGTTGAGGTTGAAAAATTTGGTGCGAGACCTTTCAGGGTGGTAGCGGATAGTGCAGAACCTGCGAGGTTGAAGAGTTGGAGAAAAGATAATTGGCGGGTAGTGGGGGCGAAGAAAGAAAAGGATTCGGTAACGCACGGGATTGGATGGATCAGGTCGCATTTTATGCATATAAATTCCGAGTGTGTTAATTTTATTAGTGAAGTTCAGAGTTATGTTTACGAAAAGGATAAGGACGGGATAGTTCAGGAAACTCCCGTCGATTTTAATAACCACCTTATGGATGCTATGCGGTACGGGTTAGAACCTGTTATAAGGGGACGACCGATTGAGTTTCTTAAATAATATTTTTTTTAAATGAAAGGTTAGTGATATGGCATATTTAACGCAGACGGACATAGCAAACACACGGTTAAGGTTAGCTAAACAAAAACATCAGCAGAGTGTAAGTGATTCAGAGGTATTGAAACACTTGATTAAAAAAGATGAGTTCAGTGAGTTAAAAAAAGAGATGCGGACGGGGGTGAAGTATTTCGAGGCGAAGCACATTGAAATAAATAGAAGAAAGATTACTTATTTCTTAGATTCTCAGGAGGTTGAGGATAAGGAGGCAAGTAACGCAAAGTTACAGCACACGTTCCACAGGATCATTGTAGAGCAGAAGGCGGGATATATTGCAGGGAAGCCGATCAAGATTACGTCTAAGGAGAAAGACAATAAGATGGCGGAAGAGTTTAAGGATAAAGTGATTGAGATTTTAGGGGAACAGTTTGATGATATGTTACCTCAATGGATTAAGGGGGCGAGTAATAAGGGGACGGAGTGGTTACACGTGTTTATAAATGAAGAGGGGGAGTTTGATTATGTAATTATACCCGCAGAACAAATAATTCCTGTCTATGATTCACGTTACCAAAAAAAGTTAATGAGTATTATCAGGTATTATGAATTTGAGTTTATAAATTCTAAGGGGGAAAGTGAATTTAAAAAGAAAGTGGAATGGTACGATGAGGAGAAAGTTACTTTTTACATTGAAGAGAAAAGGGGAGGGAGTTACGGGGACAATTATTATGTTCTGGATATTCAGGAAGCGATGAACGGGGGAAACCCACGTCCTCACTGGGTAGAGTATAATACAGAAGATCCTGAAAATATTATTTCTGGAAGTTGGGGGAGTGTGCCGTTCATTGAGTTGCCGAATAATGATGAAAGGATAAACGACCTAAGACCGATTAAAAATTTGATAGATGATTACGATTTACACAATTCAGATATGAGTAATAAACTTGCAGATTTGCAGGATGCTATTTGGGTATTAGAGAATTACGAGGGGGATAGTCTAAGGGAATTTAGGAAAAATTTGAAAACCTATAAGGCGCTGAAGGTGGGAGAGGACGGAGGGGCAGAACCGAAGGTATTGGATTTACCTGAAAAGGCGAGTAAGGCACATTTAGACAGGGAAGAGGATAATATTTTTATCAATGGTATGGCGGTCAATCTGAAAACAGATAAGTTTGGAAACGCACCTTCGGGGGTGGCGTTGAAGTTTATTTATTCTTTATTGGATTTAAAAGCAAATGTAATTATCAGGAAATTAAATTTGGCGTTAAGTGATTTGTTTTATTTTATTTCGGTTTATCTGAAAGATGTTGCAAAGGATGGCGGGGAGTATGATTACAAATTATTAGCGGTGACGTTTGATAAGTCCGCAATAACGAATGAGGCAGAAAAAATTAAATCATTGAACGAAAGTCGTGGAATTTTGAGTATGGAAACAATAGTAAGTGAACACCCGTACGCAAAGGAGAATGAAATTGATTTGATGGAAGCGGAACAGGAGGAGATGAAAATAAATGACCCTTACCTGAATGAACCAGACGGGGAGGATGAGGATGAGGGGGAAGGTCAGGAAAAAAATAAATAAAGATGAACGAGTTAAGCCAATATTTCAAGTGGACGAGGGATGAGTACGACGCACGATTATCTCAGTTTGAATTAAGGATATATTCAAAGTACCTTGATTATTACAATGAGATTAAAGATCGATTAGCGGAGTTGCACGGGAAGGCAAAGAATATCAATGAGGCGTTCAGATACGGACGCCTTGAAAATATGGAAAAACAAATTGCGGGTATTCTGAACCGAATGAATAGTGAGATTAACGGGGGGACGGAGAAACTAATCAAAGAAACATTTGCAAAGAGTTATTACGGGGCGGGGTGGGGATATGAGAGTGCGACGGGGATGGATTTAAGATTTGGTTTATTAAATGAAAAGACGATTGAGGCGTCAATGATAAACCCTTATGACAGGATTAAATGGCAGGAGAGGATGGATTTAGGGGCACACAACTTGAATAAGGGGATAAGACAGAAGGTATTTGATGGATTGATAAGGGGGGATGGGTATAGAAAGACGGCTATTGAAGTCAAGGACACGATGGGAAAATATTTTAGTAATAATATTTTAAGAATAGTCAGGACGGAGAGCCAGAGGGCACACAACTGGGGAAATTTAACCTCTTATAATCAGGCAAAGGAATACGGGGAGGAGGCGGGGTTAAAAATGACAAGGGTGTGGTTATCAACTCTGGATTCAAGGACGAGGCAGGATCACATTGATATGGATGGCAGGGAAGAGGAAAAAACAAAAGAAGGTGGATGGATATTACCCGACGGGACGTGGACGGAAGCACCTACTATGTCAGGGGTGGCAAGTCAGGATATAAATTGCAGATGTACGACGGTTACGAATATTGAGGGGATGAAACCAAGCTTAATGAGAGTGAGGGGGGAGGGTGTAAAAAAATATGAAACGTATAATCAGTATTTCCAGAATAGAGTTCTAAAAGTAAAAGCACCTATAAAAAATCCTGCACCGTTAAAAGCGTTAACCGTTCCGAGTAATGTTATAAAAGAAAAAATAATAAAAGAGAAAGTAAAAAAACCGAAGGTAGTCAAGGAGAAAGTAAAAAAAGAGAGGGTGAAAAAAGAGAAAAAAGAAAAAATAAAACCAATGAAGAGGGACAGAAAAATTTCTCCTGTTGAATCAAACAGAAAGAGATTGGAGAGTGCGAATTATACGACGACGGAGGATTTGGGCGGAGGTGTTAATGGAAGTTTCATTAAGACAGCACCTGACGGGACGAAGGGAGTATTCAAACCGAAGTCAATGGAATACGGGGGGTTTGCTAATTTGGAACAGTGGAAGAATGAAATATCTGCTTCAATAATAGATGAAGAGTTAGGGATGAATTTGGTTCCGACAACAGTTAAGTATACGGACGCAAGGGCGGGGGTGGGGAGTTTGCAGGAATTTAAGCACGGATATAAAACATTGAACACGGCGGGGACGAGGGATATTGAGAGGGTTAGAGATATAATAATAGACACTGATTTAGGAGAGAGAATAAGTTTAATGGATGCTATTTTAGCAAACACGGACAGGCACGGGGGAAATTTAATGATAAATTCTACGGGGGAGGTCGCTTTAATAGACAACGGAATTATATTCAGGGGGCAGACGTATTTCAATGATTTAGTGGAAGAGGCGGGGAATCACTGGGGGTGGAAGATGAACGACGGGATTAAAGAAAAATTAAAAAAGTTTCTAAGTAACAGGACGAGGGTGGAGGCGAGATTAAAAGAGGTGGAGTTGGCTCAACATAAAATAGATGATATGTTTGCAAGGGCAAAATATTTATCAGAGCATGATTGGGAACAACCTTCATTCTATCAGCATAAAGATTGGTGGGAATAAAAAGAAAGGATCAGTATGAAAGTAATTACATATAGTTATGAGAACGGGGAGAAAAAAAAGATTGCAGAGTTCAGGATTGACGAGGGGGAAGTGATTTGCGATAATAAGGAGTTATTAGAAAAATTGGATAAGGAAAGAAAGATTCATCCTGAGACGGGGGAGAGGATCGAAGTAGAGGACGGAGAAAAATTTCTGGAATTTCTGCCCTTTAGAAGTTCATCATATTTGAGATATGAGTTGATACCTTAATTAAATAAGGTTGCGGATAAAAAATAAAAATACTTAATTTACAATCGGTTGAAAGAGACAACTAAAAAAATTCTCTTTCCTTCGGGTTGATAACCTAAAATAATCAAAGGAGTGAATAGAATGGAAGCAATAAAAAAAATCTTAGGCGAAGATTTATTTAGACAGGTCAGTGAAAAATTGACCGACGGGGCGAGTTTAGAGTTAGTACCGAAAGGTCAAAAAGCGTTCTTACATAAAAGTGACGAGACGGTGGCGGTTACCAACAATGGTGAGTGGTTACCTAAAGAAAAGTTTAACGAGAAATTGGATGAGATTAAAACCCTAAAATCTCAGACGACGGAGTACGCAAAGGAGTTAGCAACTCTGAAAAAAGCGAATTTGAGTGCAACGGAGTTACAGACCCAATTAGCAGAACTACAGGATAGAATCAAATTGAACGAGACGGAGGGGGAGAAACGGACGGCGGAGATTCAAAAAAGATTTGCCTTAAAGGATGCATTGAGGTCAAGCGGGGCAAAGCACCCCGACTTATTATTATCAAAGTTTGATTTGAATAAAATAGAGTTGGAAGGTGAAGAGATAAAGAACGCAAAGGAAATTATTGAACCGATAAAGAACGAATACAAAGATTTGTTTGGAGAAAAAAAGATTGCGGGTAACAGGATTAATCTGGATGTTGATTTACCAGATGGATTTGTTACGAGGGAACAATTTGATTCAATGACGCCGAGAGAAAGAGTTGCTAACATTGATAAGATCAACGAGAGTTCAGGGCATTGGAAAAAATAATTTTAATAAATAAATAAGAAAGAGTAAAAAATGTCTTTAAATAATTTCATTCCTGAATTGTGGAGTGCTAACATTCTCAGCACACTTGAAAAGAGCCACATATTTGCAAACCTTGCAAACAGGAGTTACGAGGGGGAAATATCACAGGCGGGGGACACGGTTAGAATAAATATGGTGGGTGAACCAACAATTAATACTTACACAAAGGACACCGATATAGCAGACCCAGAGGCATTGACGGATGCTCAAACCATTCTCACAATCGATCAGCAGAAATATTTCAATTTTCAGATTGACGATATTGACAAACGTCAAGGAAATGTTCAACTGATGAATGAGGCGACACGCAAGGCGGGTTATAAGTTGCGTGATGTCGTGGATACATTCTTTGCAGGGAAATATTCAGAGGCGGGGATGGCGAGAAATACCTCTGCGTCTCCTGTTGATTTGACAACCTTAAATGTTGAGGATGAAATTTTAGCAATTCAGGAAACATTTAACGACGCGTCGATTCCGATGGAAGGCAGATTTCTTGTAGTGGCTCCGTGGGTATTATCAAAATTGATCGGTGCGGGATTAACTACAAAGACAGTTAATGATGGATTATGGGCTAATGGGTTAGTGGATAGAATATTTGGATTTGATATTTTAGTATCAACCAACGTTTCTAAGAATAGTTCGAGTTGGGATATTACCAGAAACATAGCAGGGGTGCGGGGACAATCATTTACATTCGCAGAACAAATTGCAAGTGTTGAAGCATATCGACCTGAAAAAAGATTTGCAGATGCAATGAAAGGTTTGCACGTATATGGTGGAAAGTGTATTAGGCCTGATATGACTTTGGTATGGTATGCTGATAAGACAGCAGAGGCATAATTTTATTGCCGTTCAGTAATTAACATTTAAAAAAAATAAATAAGGAAATAATAAGATGGCAATAGTTGCATTGACACCCGTTGATTTAGATAGTTCTGCGGGTGCGGTTATTACGCAGGGGGCGGGTACGGCAATCGTACAGGCAAACACAAACACAATAGCATATGAGAAAGACGACACGCTGTTAATTCAAGTTGATAGCGACCACGCGTCTACTGGTATGGTGGTGGGTGCGGGGGATTTTGTCGATAAAGGTAAGGGGGCACAGACCTATCTGGTTGGAAGTGGTATTTCTCATTTAATTAAGTTCGGTCCCAGCTCAAGGTTCAAGAGTGCGGGAAAACTTTCTATTACGTGGGCGACCGATTCGGCAGGATTTGTCAGGGTGTTTAAACTTAAAAACGGTTAATGATAAGGGAGTTAAATACTCCCTATCTTTTTTTTAATCAGGTTTATAAAAAAATAAAAAGGAATTTATTATGTCGAACGAAATTATGGTGGAGTTACCCCTATCTTTAGCAATAAAAGTTTCAAGGTTTGATAGAAGAGTTAAGAAATATGTTGCATTACGCAAAATAGAGTTAAAGGGAGTTGAAGAGGAGGGCGGAGACGACGAGGGGACACAAAAAGATTCTGGAATAGTTAAAACAGACAAGAAAAAATTAGGTTCTAAGAAGGGATAAGGATATGCCTTTAATAACACTTGAAGAGGTGAAGGGCATATTACAATTAACGGCGGACAATAGTTATGATGAGACGATAGAATCATTAATTCCATTTGTCCGTAATTTAGTTTGTTTCGATATATTGCAAAACACCTTTCTGGACGCACTCGTTTATTATAAATCAAACAGCTTTACGTTTAGCAAAGCGGACGGATGGATCACGGACAGTCTTTCTGGATTCTCAGAAAATTATTTTGTTAGTGGTTTGGATGTCAGAGTAATAGGATCATATTACAACGACGGGCTGTATGAAATAAAAACAGTGGCGGGGGATAAACTCACTCTTACCTTTGAAAATGCAATAGGGGAGACGCTAACCGATGAAAGTCCGATTGATTCATTTGTAACAATAAGGAAAGTCAATTACCCGAAGGGATTAAAAGTGCCTACGGCGAGGTTGATTCAATACCTATTGAATAAAGAAGGTTTAAAGGGTGTAAAGAGTGAATCATTAGTTAGTTATTCGGTTACGTATGCTGAGGAAATTCCTAAAGAAATTTTAGGGATGTTTAATAAGTACAAAAAATTAAGTTGGTAGAAATGATTCAGGCGTTATTCAACACACCGTTTGAAGTGAAGAGAAAAATATTAGTGGCGGAGGGCGGGGGTAGTTATACCCAGACGTTATCGACGGTTGTTACGAGTAAGGGGAAATTATTGCCTGTTAGACAGTATGAACAGTTACAATATAAGATGTCAGGAATTGAAGTTACCAATAGATTATATACTTATACGAGTGTGGATATAAGGGAGGCGGACATCATTTCAATAGGGGGGAATAATTATGAAGTGGTTACATTAGTGGATGCTGATTTTGGTTTGAACCAACATAAAGAAGTTGAATTAAAAAGGGAAAAATAAAAAATGTCAGCAGATAATATTTTTATAAAAGACCCAGATGCGGTTGTGGATTATGTAATAGATTGGACGGATTGGTTAGTAACGGATGAGATAACGGTCAGCAGTTGGGTTCTGGATAGTGGAATTACAAAGGATAGTGAAAGTAATACTACACAAAAAGCAACGGTCTGGTTAAGCGGAGGCACGGCGGGGGTGAAGTATAAAGTTAAGAATAGTATTGAGACGACGGACGGACGTAAGAACGATCAAACAATAATTATTTTAGTTAAGGAGAAATAATAAAATGACAGTTACAAGAGTTATCACAAAGGATCATACTATTTACCCTTTTTTATTTGATGCATACGGGCAGAGGTTGCCTGAAAATGAGATAATAAAAAAATTGAAAAGTCTAAGTCCTGAAAGGAAATTGGAGTTACAGTTAAGCAGTGTGGATTTTGCGACTTTGGTTTATTATTACAGGGATCAGTTAGAAGAGAGGAAGACGACGGGGGATAGTTTAGGAATACAAGAGAGTGTAAGCGTTCAAATAAAATAATAGGAGAAAAAAAGAAATGAGAAAAAAAGCAGTTCAAACGAATATAATGCCTCAGGGGTTTTTCAGGTTGAACATAAGAAATTCAGACGGGAAGTTAGTCGGTAAGTCTGGATGGAATAAGAATAACACAACGAACACGGGGATTGAACATTACCTCGTTGATTTGATGTTAGCACAGGCGGGATCGCTAAGAGTTTCCCATATAGCATTAGGGACGGGCGGAGCACCTGCGGACGCAGACACAAGTCTATCGGGTGAATTACAAAAAAGAAAAGCAATCACAACAGCTAAATTAGCAAGTAAGACGGCTCAGTTTACGGCGACCTTCGCGAGTTCAGATTCATTTGTTACTTCACCTTCGACAGTTCAGTTAAATAATATCGGGTTATTCCCGACGAGTACGGTAAACGGTGGATCAATTATGGCGGGTAACACATTTTCGAGTTCACAATTAGCGAGTAACCAACAGGTTGAAGTTACTTACCAAATTAGATTTGCAACAGTATAATATTTTTTTATTCATAATCTTTAAGGATGCAAGATGAGTAGTGAAAAACACAAAGGTATATTATTGGACTTAGGGTGCGGGGAGAACAAGAGGCACGGATTCGTGGGGATGGATAAAAGAAAGTTAAAGGGTGTTGATATAGTTCACGATTTAGAAATATTTCCATACCCTTTGGAGAGTGAAAGTTGCTTATCAATAGTGGGTTCACATATAGTTGAACATATTTCTCCTTTTGCGACGGACGCCAAGTTAATCGGGATGATTCAGTTATTATTAGATAAAAAAATAATAACGCATTCCGAAGTATTCATGTATTGCGGGGAGGTGACGGATGAGCCGAAGTTTATAAGATTTATGAACGAGGTTTGGAGGTTGTTAAAGTTCGGGGGGAGGGTGGCGTTCTCTTTGCCGTATGGTGTGAGTTTCGGTTATCAACAAGATCCTACTCATATAAATCCTTGCAACGAGGCGACGTGGCAGTATTTCGATCCTGATTCCTATTTGTGGTATATCTACAGACCGAAACCTTTTAAGATAATAGAGGCGAATTTTCACACGGGGGGGAATCAAGAAGTCTTATTAGAAAAAAGGGCAAGTTATATAAACAAAGTAGATAATAAAGAGGTGAAGTTATGAGTACCACAAAATTTGTGCAGAAGGGTGTTAAGATTAATACCGAAAAGTTGAAATACAAATTATTGATTGGAATACCGACGACGGGTCTGGTAAGGATGGAGTGGGTGCAGGGAAGGTATATGCAGATAATTCCGACTAATTGGGCAATGGGCGAAATGTTGCAGTTCATAAACACAAATACACCGATCGGGTATTCAGTGGCGGATGCAAGAAATATAATTGCAAATAAAGCGGTACGGGACGGGTATGAATATTTATTATTCATAGATCATGACACGATAATTCCACCTACCTTTTTTGTCTGGATTAATGAGTTAATGATAGATGGGAAAATACCTTTAATGAGTGGGTTATATTTCACGAAGTCAATACCCGCAGAACCGTTAGTATATCGGGGACAGGGGACGGGGTATTATAAAGATTGGAAGTTAGGGGATAAGGTTTGGGTGGACGGGTTGCCGATGGGTTGCACGTTAATCAATGTTGAATTGTTAAAACAGTTTACAAGAGACCCGAAAATACCATATTACAGGGTGGGGGACGACACGTTAAAGAAAATATTTGAAACACCGCAGGGGATGTATGTTGATCCGCAGACGAATAATTGGTTTGCGAGTAGCGGGACGGAGGATTTACATTTCTGTAAAAGAGTGATTGAGAATAAGTATTTAGAAAAGGCGGGATTCCCTGAATTACAAAAAAAGAAATATCCTTTTATGATTGATACGAGTTTATTCTGTTGGCATATAGATGAGAGGGGACAGAGATACCCTGCGATGGGTGAGGAAAAAAGTTTTATGGAAAAGATTCATAAAAAGCCGAGTAGTAAAAATAAAAAGGTACGATTGCAAAATAAACGGAAATAAGCCGAAGGGTTACAAACAATTCCCCAAGTGGCCTGAACATTTAGAGCCATATAAAGATGTGTGTGGGTATTATTTTATTGACGGGGTTAGGCACGGCGAGTGTAACAGATGCGGTGCTTGTTGTGAAGTGATAAAGTTTGAAAATATTTTTTATGAAATTTGCCCTTACTTAAAAGAAATGGAAAATGGCAACAGTAAATAAAACATTTGTATTTAACACGACCGACGAAGGGTGGAATTTCACTTCTGGCGGTAAGGGCGTTGAGGTTATTAGGGCGGGTGTTTTATGTGTTGAAAGTATTGGTAGGAATAATACTGATAATTCTTATTTTGAATGGACGGGCACGTGGGAAGACTTAGGCGTTCCTGCAGGTTCAACGGTTACGGAAGTTGGAAGCGGGACGCTGAATGATTTTGATTGGCGCGTTACGGTTGCAAATGTTTCTAACGGGGGGAACGTCGGGCCGTTTGAATTAAGAGATAGCACGGGAGTAACAATACTTGGAACATTTTCTGCTCAATTAACGTTCGGTGGTTCGACGACGAGTTGGGCGACGAGGAACGGGTCTGCCGTTTCAGTACCTTCCGCACAACAGCCGAGTAATTCAACAATCAGATTACGGATAGAGGTTGGGTTAGATAATGCCAACGATAAAAATGCAGAAACAGAAGTTGAACTTGATAACGTAGCGCTTACTCTTACCTATTCGGTTGCAAGTTTAACGATAAATGTTTTTGACACGCTGAACATTTCAGATGTTATAACCGATATTCAAGTTTCGGGAGCCCCCCCTGCTCAAACTTTAACAGTTAATGTTGCGGACACGGTGGCCATTCTTGACGATCAGAATTTTGCAAGATTTTATTTAACGTCAGCACCTTATCTTAGTATAGTGGGTGCGGGTGCGGGAGGGGCGGATCTTACTAATTTTCCTTTTGAATATAATTTATATGCAACGCACACGACGGGGTCAAATACTGATTATGTTATAGCACGAAAGAACATTGAGGATTTAGAGATTTATTTCGAGGGGGAAATTCCTGCGGGGACGATATATTATACCGAGTGTGAATATAGAGTAAATAGTTATACGGCGGGATCAAAACTTACCTTATTATTTCACGATTGTTATGGATCATTAGGGGCGGAGTATGAGAGGGGTGCGTCTGTTACGTATAGCGCGGGGGGAAGGTATTGGAAATTAATAACGGCAGACGAGGTCGGAGTATGGCAGAAGCAAAGGACGTTCTGGATAAGTGGAAAACCATATTGGACGATTAACGCATATTCGGCTATAATTTCTAACCAACCTGCGAATGTTGATATAAGAAATTTTAAGGTTACGACGTTACCGTTTGCTCTTGAAAAATTTCCTACGGTTCAGAATGATTTGGCGATCAGTGAGTTTATAGAAATAAGTTCAAAATTATTTATTGATGTTGCGGAGACGATAAGTATTCAGGATTCTCCTGTATTGTTTATTGAGGGTGGGGTAACAACATTAAACGTAAATGTTTTTGATGAAATAAAAATTTCAAATAATAATACGCAGACAAAGTTTGAAGCAACGACAAGGACGGTCAGTGTATTTGATTTATTAAATATTCAAGAAAGTATAACGGGGCGGAGTTCTGGTTTTATAAATGTATTTGACACGCTAAGAATTTCGGAGAGTATAAACGGGGACAGAAAAAGTTTTATAAATGTTTTTGATGTTCTAAGTATATCAGAAAATATTACGGTACGCAGTAGTGGGTTTGTAAATGTTTTTGAATTATTAAACATTACGGATGCGAGGACGGTTAGTGCGGGAGGGGTTCAAACACTTGAAGTAAATATTTACGACACAATAAATATTTCTGAATTTAAAGAGTTAAAAGAAATATCGGGAATAAATGTTTATGATGTTTTAAATATTTCAGAGTTAAGAACGGCGGGGAATTTCTCTTACGTAAATGTAAATGAAATAATATTTATTGACGACGCACCTCAAGTTTATGCAGGTGGAGTTCAAACATTACAGATAGATGTTTTTGATACCCTAAGAATTTCAGAATCAGTTACGGCACAAAGATTTGATGTTATTGGATTAAGTGTTAATGTTTTTGAATTATTAAACATTACGGATGCGGAAAGTGTTTACGCGGGTGGGGTTGTTTCTCTTGAAATAAATGTTTACGAAGTTCTAAGAATATCAGAATCAAAGACGGGCAACGTAAGAATTGATTTATCTGTTTATGATGTTCTAAGAATTGAAGAGAATATTACGGTCAGTAAATATGATGTTACGGGTTTAAGTTTATCAGTAGTGGAAACCGTGTTTATTTCTGGAATATCAGAGGGACGGGAAAATATCGGGGTAAGTGTTTATGATGTTCTAAGAATCAACGAGTTTATTGATAAGATAAAAAGGGATGCGGGGGTTTACAGTATTTATGTTAATGAATCCTTATTTATTCAGGATATAGGAACGGGCATAACTCTTGATTTGACGGCACTTGCAGTTAATGTTTATGATTCCTTAAGGATTAGTGAGGGGTTAAGTTTAATAACGGGTTCTATACCGAGTTTGATTGTAAATATTATTGAGCAGATTAACCTTCAAGAGTGGTTAAAATTAGAGACGGGTGCTTTTAATATTTCGGTAAGTGATTCAATAGTATTAACGGACGAGGATTTTGAGCAGAGTGTTTTATCTGCATTTGGATTTGATACTCTGGAAATATCAGAAATTACGGGAGAGTTTGGAAAATTATTTATAGAGATAGACGAAGAGATATTTATTTCCGAGTTAGTGGTTTATCTCAATCCTGATAGTTTAAAAGTAAATGTATTTGAGATTATACGAATACGGGATAGATGGAACAGCAAGACGGCGGAGGAAAATATATTTTATGTTAAGTATGATGGAAGGGTTTACGAGGTTAGTTTATCTAACAGGGAATTTAAGGTATTAACGGATACTCGGGAAATTAGGGTTGCTTTTGATGGACGAGGTTATTTAGTTGGTGAAGAGAATAGAAATTTTATTATTTAGAGATGAACGCAGAGGAAATATATTGGCTCATGATCACTCAGCCGATTGAAAAAAAAGAGAAAGAATTAAGTAAAGAAGAGAAAAGAAAAAAATACCAGAGAGAGTATTATTTAAAACATAAAAAATATTTTTATTCAAAGACATTAAAATGGAGAAAAGAAAATGGCATTAAACATAGAAGAGAGATTACAACTGACGGAGAGGTTAATGACTCTGGAGGCGGAGAGTGCAAGACAGGGTGAAGAAATTTTAAGATTGACAACTCTACTAACGAACGATGGGGTGAATACAATATTCACGAAGTCAATAAGAATGGAAATTGCTTTTTCTGTTGGTGCGGAGGCGATGAACGCGGTAGACGCGATCAAAGCGAGGATTCAATCGGGGGACACACGGGGAGAAGAATTTACAGATAATTTTGCTTATAGATTTATATTGAAATAAAAGAAAGGTTAAAGATGAAAAAATTATTTTTTTCTATCGCATTGGTTGTAATTGTATTTACAATGAGTTGCAACGGACAACCAAAAAACGAATATCAAATTTATTCTGGATTGGTAGCGGGGGCGACTAAATATCACTTTTTTATGGAAAAAAAATCACAGACCCCTTACTCTTTGGTGGAGGGGATGGATTATTTAAGTCCGAATGTTACGCAGTTCAAAGTTGGTGAAGCGTCAATTCCTATTTTTGATATTACATTAGTTAATGACGGGGCGGAATATACGGTCGGGGTAGTGGCAGAAAATATTTCGGGTTATTATTCTGGAATGGGGACGGGCACGGGAGTGGTAGGGGTAGTTCCTGCAACCCCGCAACTTGTCGGGTTAAGGAGAAAATAAAAAGTGTGGAGTTCATTGTTTATAATTGGTGCGTGGTTAACGATAACTCCGCCTGAATTTGCACAATACAGTGACACGACGTCAGTAATATTGATTGAATTTAGCAAACCTATGAGCATTGACAGTTTGTTATATGAGGGGAATTATATGGTATTATACGCGGACACGACGGAACATAAAATATTCAGGATTTATAAAGTCGGAATTGTAACGGAGTTAGACAGCATACAGATAGCGGACACGACGTTAGTCTGTTTGATAACGGAGAAATTGCCTTATAGAAAAAGTTATTATGTCGGTGCTAAGAATATCGGGGATAGGGAGGGGAATTTAATAAACGAAAACAAATATGTTTGGTTTTTTTTCAACGGGTATGTTCCAAACAAATATGGTTCTCCTGTTGTCAATTTTAGGGAGAGCAAATAAGGTATGGAAAAAATTATTATAGATCACTGGCAGGTGTTACTATTTATCATTACCCTTTTATTCAACGCGGGTGTGATGTTTAAGACATTTAAGGACAAACCTTCAGAGAAAAGAGTAGAGGAAATGATAGAGGAAAAATTTGATAACCATTGTCCGTTTACTGATAGGATCACGGAATTAGAATCTTCACGACGGACGACGCAGACGGAGACGGCATTATATCGGACAGGTCTGGAAAAAGCGTTACAGAAAGAGCAGGAGTTCACTCATTTAGCATTACAGAGAATACACATTAACCTTGAAAGTATTTGTAATTCATTAGGAATAAAATATTATAGAGGGAATGGCAATTAATATCCATAAATAAAAAAGAAAGGTTGCGTTATGACGGCAATTCAGGAATGGTTACAGGGGAAAAAAACCTACATCATTATGATAGTGGGGTTTGTTTTTAATATCGGGGTAGTGGCGGGATGGTGGACGCTTGACAATCAGGTGTGGGATTTGGTGAATATGATTTTAGTATTCTTAGGAGTTGGAAGTATTAGGGCAGGAGTGAGTACAGAGGCAAGAAAATTAAAAGCAGATATTTAATTGAAACCTATTTACCAAATTATACTTGGTGCGGTATTTGTTTTATCACTTATCGCACTTGGTTTTTTTATTTCTCTTTATGTAAATAAAAAAGATCCGATAAAACCGCCTGATCCTGTTCTGGTAAAAGGGGACACGGTCAGGGTTATTGAGAAACATTATTACCATTCAATAAAAGAGGTCAGGGCGGAGGTAAAAAATGACACGGCGGAGACAGTTCACAGAAGCGAATATATTTCAGACGGAGATACAGCAAGGATTGAAACGGATATTAAATATTTTATATCTGATTCTACTTTTAGCGTCAATCAGTTTTTTGATATGGTGAAGAGCAAGGAATATATAACGGACACCTTGAAATTGCCGTATGAAATTATAAAGTACGAGGATGTCCTGTTTTATGAAAAACCTTTATTTAATTTTATCGCAGGAATAATTCTTGCGGTAACAATATTTTTATTAGGCGGAGGTTAGGATGTCGAGCAATTTGGATGACATAAAGTTTCTTGATGAAAAATTTGCAGAGTTAGGAATAATAAATTTTTCTGGTAAGGAAATATGCAATGGGTGGGATGTTCCTGAGGATTTATTGAGAAATATTATACCGACGGTGGAGGTGTTGCAGAGTTTGAGACGGTGGTATAAAAACCCAATATTCATTTCTTCAAGTTATAGAAGTCCTGAATACAATAGATCGGTGGGAGGGGCGAGAAAATCTATGCATTTGTTATTTAACGCAATAGATTTTACAGTGAGTGATAAAAAGGATTTAAATAAATTGTATTTAAAATTGGATGCGTGGGATATTGGATTAACAAATTATAAATGCGCATTTGGAATAGGCAGATATAAAACATTTATTCATTTTGATACGAGGGCGACGTTAGGTTTTAATGGATCAAGGTGGAAGGGATAACCTTAAAACAATAGGGTTTATAGTTATCTCATAAAAAAATATTTTTATCTAAATTAAAAAAGGGAATCAATGAGTTTAATTTGGCGCGGTAGCGGGGTGGCGGATAGATATAAAAGATTGATACCAAAAGCATTAGCGATAACGGGAGAGTATACGGCGGGAGTGGTACGTGCGGTTACTCCTGTTGATTTAGGAAATTTAAGAAGTTCAATTACGTGGGCGACGTATGATGATAAGAGCAAACCTGTTCCAGTGAAGGGGGCGACGGCTAAAGAAGAGGAAACAATATTGCAACCAGAGGCATTTAATATTTTAAAGATAGGTACGGCGGTCGAATATGCGGGGGATGTTGAATTTGGCACAAAGGCACATTTGATTTTACCGAAGAAGAAACCATTCTTAGCGTGGAAAGATAAAGAGGGGGTGTGGCATTATGCGAGTAAGGTGAATCACCCAGGCACGAGACGTCAATCTTTTTTACGGTTAGGTATTTTAGGAAATAAAAATAATATTGGAAGGGTTTTTAGTATGGCATTGGAGGGGTTAATCAGGAATAGTTCAAGAATATGAAAAACGTTCATAAATGAGTTTTAAGACGGGTTAATTTTATTCCCGTGTAATATGTCAAAAAAGACATAATATTAGTTCTCCGTAGAGGTAATAAAGAAAATCAGGCGGTTGTAAGGTGGATTTAGATATAAGAAAAGCTATTGTAACGAAATTAACAAATATTACGGGTGAAATTTATTACAACCAAATTCCCGAAGGGATAGAAATAACCAAACCTTATGTAATATTTGAAGTGGTTGCGAGTAGTTTCTCAAAGGACACGGAGACGAAGTTTGCAGAATATTATTTACAGTTTGCTATTTATGATAATGGAAGCACGGCAACGGTAGTGGAGACTTTGGCTAAAAGTATTCTGGATGCTTTGGACGGGGCGGAGAGTTCAATGCCTATCGGGACGCATTATTTATTTGCAATAGACGCAACGAGACCGACGAGGACGATATTTGATTCTGGTTATTGGATTGCATATTTAGAGTTCAAATTACAAATGGTATATAAATAAAACGTGAACGGTTCACGGATAAATAAAAATAAATAAAAGGAGTAAAGCAAAATGAGTAAAAACGAATTTGCAAGGGCAACATTTTATTTCGGTGCGAGCAGTGTTACTTCTAACAAGTACGGAGTAAGTGATTTACAGTTAGAAGAAAATTTTTCTGAAATAGATGTTACGGACACGGAGACGGCTCAGAGTGAAAGTGAATATTTGGGCGGAAGAAATTCCCGCTCAATCAGTTTCAATCTTTTCAAAGATGCCACAAAAACTGATTTACCGTTAAATACGCAGACGGCAATCACTGTTGTATTCACGGACGGCACGTCAAGTAAGACCTATACGGGCAACGCAATCTTATTGAGTAAATCAATCGGGGGGGATGTTGATAGTGCTGTTAAGGTTGCATATACAGGCAGGATCAATGGTGCATTAGCAGAGGCGTAATAAAACTTAATTAAGGATGCAAAAAAATGAAAAGAAATAGTTTCACGTTCAAAATAGGAGAGACGGCACTAAAATTTTATGAACGAAGTAAAAAGGACATTGATTTTGGTGCTGTTTCAGACTCATTTAGAGAGCATAATTTTTCTGTTATTCAAAAAAGTATTCTGGATAAAGAAGACAGATTAGCGATGCTTGTTTCGGAGTTAAGAAGAGAATACACACCTACGGAGTTAAGCACATTTGTTTATAGTTCAAAAAAATATCTTAACGATATGTTGTGGGATAGTTATAAGCATGGGGAGGTGAATTTAACAAGGGAAGAGTTTGACGAGTTGATTAAAGATGATCGGGTGGAAATATTAAATCTGCTTACCAAGTTAGAGAATCCAGAAGTTAATGAGAAAAAAAAAGTAGTGGCGAAACGTTAAACCTTACGACGGAGTTAGCGGATGCTCTTTTAATTTCTGTTTATAGTCTGGATATTAATGAGATAGGAAATTTAACGCAGAGGCAGTATTCTCTTTTATTGAGTAAGTTACCAGAGGTTGCGGTGTATAGATTATCAGGAGAAATAAAAGATAAAGAGGCAGAGCTTAAAAAGGATTTAGCGGACGTGGCATATTTTAGAAAAATAGGAGTGCTCAAATAATGGCAGAACGTATTGCGGAATTGTATGTTGATATAGAGGGAAGGGTGGGGAATCTGGAAAGGGCGTTGAAGACGGCGGAGACGAGGACGACACAGGCAAGTAAAAGAATATCAAATACAATGAATAGTTTGAAAGGTGCTATGCTTGGGGCGTTTAGTGCGGTTGCGATAGCGGGGGCGGTCAAAAAAGGAGTACAGGCATTTCTGGAATTTAATAAAGGGATGCAGAATGTAAATACAATTATAAATGTCAGTAAAACACAATTAAAAAAATACGGGGACGAGGTCTTAGCTTTATCTACAAAGTTAGGAGTTGGAACAAAGGATTTAACGGGGGCATTTTATCAGGTAACGAGTGCGGGGGTTCAGGCGGGGGACGCTATAAAGTATTTGGATGTCGCGAGTAGATCCGCAATAGCAGGATTAACAAGCACGGAGGTTGCGGTTGATGGATTAACAACTGTTATGAACGCCTTTAAGATTGATGCTAAAGATGTTGAGAAGACGGCGGATCAAATGTTTACGACGGTCAGGTTAGGTAAGACGACGTTTGAAGAGTTGGCGAGTAGTTATTCAACAGTTGCAAATATCGCAAGTGTTATGGGTGTGGGATTTGAAGAGGTTAGTGCTATGGTGGCAACCCTAACGAAACAGGGGACGCCCACGAGTGTTGCTATGACACAGATACGGGGGGCATTAATCGGGGTTAATAAAGAATTAGGGGACGGGTGGAGAAATACCTATACGTTACAAGAGGCGTTCGGTAAGATGTTGGAAATTGCGGGGGGAAGTCAAAATAAATTAAAGGAAATGATAGGACGTATTGAGGGTGTGAACGCAATAGTCGGTGTAACGGGGCAGAATTTTCAGATGGCGAGTGATGATATTAGACAGATGCAGGATAGTTTAGGGGCGTTAGGAGTTGCCTATGATGTTCAAACGCAGAGTTGGTCGCATAAGATTGAAAAGGCACAGACGGCGATCGAAAATGCATTAATAAAAACAGTGGAGTATGCTATACCGTTATTGGAATCTTACATTGACGTTTGGGATATATTTTTGGCAGATGTTGATATTCTGGAAAGAGATTTAAAAAGATTAACCAATGAGTATGGGGCGGGGATGGAGAAAGGGAATTTATCTTTAGAGAGACAGGGAGAATTATTACAAGAAATAAAAGACAAACAAAAAGAATTACAGGACGAACAAGAGGAATTATCGCATAAGACAAAAGAAACAGAAAATGTTTTTTCAGAATTATTTGAAATGATTAATTGGTATGTAAAAAATGTCCCTATGAGAACGTTAGGTTATGCTTTAGATGCGGTCAAGTGGAGTGTGGAGGGGGTGGCGGACACGTTTGAGTGGTTTACGAGTGGAGTGAAAGACGGAATTTATTGGTTAGATGAATTAAATGAAAAAATAGGGGGACCCTTTAATTACAGAACCAAGATGAGTATTGAAGAGATTGCGGATGCGACGGAGAGACTAAAAACAAAGTTTGAAGGTGTAAATAAATTTATGCCGAAGTTTGGTGGATTTATAGATGCATTCGGGGGAAGTGTTGCACCGAAGGGTGAAGAAAAAGCAAATGTAATAGATATTAAATTTAATGTGAACACGGCAACGATAGATGAGATTGAGAAAAGGATTGAGGCACTGACGGCGGACGTAAAGTTAATGACAATAAATGATAAGGATTTAGTGCCGACGTTAAAAGAGATTGAGGAATTATCAAAGAAAATTGATTTCACGGAGGCGGGGGACGGACTTAGTAAGATGGCGGAATATATTGAGGGTTTGGTTAGTCCGATGAAAACAGTTGAGGATCAGATTAAAGAAATAGATAAAGCATTATTGAATCAGAAATTAACGGAGGGGGAGATCTTTAAACTTGAAACGGCGAGGGCACAATTATCTGGACAAATGGTAAGGGATACGGAGGCGTATTTAAAAGCATTGAAAGAAGTTCAGGAGATAGAAAATGCTCAGGTGAAAAAAAGATCAGAAAAGATTGGGAGGGATATGGATATATACCCTAACTATCCGTGGACGGGAACATTAAAAGATAGGGCGGACGCCAAGGCGAAGGAATTACCTTTGTATGATGTTGATGAACCAGATACAAAAATAAAAAAACCAGAAATAGAGACGGACGAAGAGAGAAAAAAGAATAATGATGAAATTACAAATAGTATGACGAGACAGACCGATTTGATGAACCGAATGATGGGGAGTGCTTTTGCAATTCAAAACGCTTTTCATATAGCGGGGAACACGTTTTACGGTCAGTTAGTTAGTGCATTGGAAGTTGCAAATCAAATTGCAAATGTTGTAAGCAGTGTGATAGGAATATTTTCAAGTGCCTTTGATTCGGGGAGCGGTGGAATAGTTGGATTGATTACAGGATTATTTGCAAACAAGGGGGGAGAGTTTAAGGGGACGCCAAGAGGGGTTGTAAAAATGGCGGGGGGCGGATCATTTGTGGTTCCGCAGGGTTACCCGAATGATTCTTTTCCTATGATGGTAGAGAGTGGCGAAAGAGTGAGTGTTACGTCAAAGGCGGGAATGACGTCGGGGACGGGGGAGACGCAGATGTTAAACAAGATTGTCGATTCCATTCAGGCATTAAATAAAAATTTTATCAGTAAGGATATGAGTACAAGAATAAGTGCGAACATTGACGGACTTGTATTTACGCAGAATACTGTAAACCCTAATCAAAAAAGATTAATGAGATTAGGGAAGGGGACGGACGAGGTTTAAGTGGCTATTCAAGTTTATTTAGACGGGACGGATAGGAGTAGTTATTTATACGGAGGTTTTTCATTCGATCACGTCAAGAGAAATAAAAATTATAGACCTGCAATCGGTGTTGCGGATATAAGGTTTAACGGGGCGACGACTAAGACGTGGCTGAACAGAGGCGTTAAAGTTCATATTTATTATGATGGATCGGTGAGGTTTATCGGGATTATAAAAAATACTACCTATGATTGGGATTCACGAAGCTATTATTGTGAGGTGGAAAGTCATTTAGCAAAGTTACAGAATTACGTTGTGGAGTATGATACCTTATTTACGGCAATAGCGACGGGAACGGGGGATCAATATACGGCGAGTGATTCTCAGGGTTACCCGTTTGTTCAAATTATTTTCTTGATGAAAAAATTATTCACGGTGGCGGGGATGCTTTTAGACACTTCTGAAATTGATAATACAGTTTGGGCGAGTTCAACGTATTGGACGCCTATCTATCCTTATGATATTTATTACCATAAGTTAAGGATGGATTTAAATATGCTGTGGTGTTTGAATCAACCGTATTCAACTCAGCACGATAATATCGATTCGGTTACATTGACAGAAAATTATTCAGATAATAAATTAAATTTTTTTGATTTGTTAAGTGAATTATGTTCCTTGTTTGGTTTTTCAATTTCACCTAACCCGACGTATAGTGCGACGCCAAGTTTTATTTTACATAAATTTATTTCAACGAAGGCGACAAGAAATTATACGGTTGCGGATAGTGATAAATTTTCATTTGAGCAGATTGATATTGAACCAGACATTCCGTCTGCGGAGGGGTATAATTATAGTTGGATAGCGGGGAAGTGGGATTACAGTTCTGGTTATCATTCGACGACCGTTAGACAGTGGTACGCAGATGTCAATAATGAATATCAACCAAGAGAATATCACGAGGGGACGGGGTTGCATGGTCTTTATGTTATGCAACATTTAATGGTTTTTATCGGGGATAGAACAGTATCAAGCACGACGGTTAGTGGAATTTATATGAAGTTAGGCACAATGTTGTCTAACGAATTATTATCAAGGTGGGGGTTACACACGGAGACGAGGATTGAGACGTCGCCTGTATTTACAAAACCCTGCGTGTTAAATAATAAAATAGAAGTTACAAAAGAAAAGTTAGTAAGCAAGATAAGACAAGAGGATATAGGGGAATATGCTCATTGGTAAAAAAATAATATGAAAAATTTAACTAACAAAGAAGTAAAAGATTTAATATTCAGATTTGGCAGAACGAGTTCTATAATAGCAGGGGGGACGGCTATTTGGGGAGGGATAACGGGGAGTATATCAAGTCAAACAGATTTGATGAATTTATTTAGTGGAAAACTTGATGTCAGTTTATTAACGACGAAGGGGGATTTATTAAGTTATTCAACAGTACCTGCGAGGTTAGGGGTGGGGGCGGACGGTCAGGTATTAAAAGCAGATTCGACGCAGACGACGGGTTTGGTGTGGGGTGAAGGTGGGGCGAGTTTAAGTTCCTTTAGTGCTTCATACCCATTGAGTTATAATAGCGGGACGGGACAGTTCTCTTTGGGTTATAGTTCAACGAATTTAAAATTAACGACTAATCTATTAAACACAATTCAGGATATTACGACGACGAGTAGTCCTACATTTTCAAGTTTAAATTTATCGGGTTATCTGAAATTTACAAGTGCAACAATCGTTACGAGTGATTGGCTGTATATGAACTCTTCCAATAAGCTGATGTTCCAAGAGAAAAGAGTGAGGACGTATGTTGAAAGGGTTATTTCGGGTATTACATTTCCACCGACGGCGAACACTTATTATGAAATAGGATATTTTACTTTTCTTTCTTTAGAGGGTGTGTTTGACGTTGAGTTATTATTTAATGGGCCGGGGTTTGGACAGGCGTCGAGATATAGAATACCTGTTGCTTATGGTATGGATTATTTGAGTTCTTATGCTCTATCAGGTCTGGCATATCCTTTCAACAATAAGTGGTTTAATGCGACGGGGACGTTCCAGACGCCACGGCACATGATACCTCAAGTAAGTTACTGGGAGTTACAATTTAGGGTCGATGGAAATATAATTTATTTCAGGTTGTTATTAAGAGGATCAAACGGGGAGACGTCCACGGCAACGGCTTACGTAAAGTTTTTACATTCAAATGATTTTGACACGGTAACGTGGACGGAACAATCGGGGACGGGAGTGGATGCGACGACATACGAAATATTCCCGAATATGATCGGGGGGCTTAATGGAAAAACTCTTGTAGCTGATACGCTTGTCGCTTATCAGGTTGGAATCAATATTGTGTCGCCTGTCAATAAGTTAGACGTAAACGGAGGTGTGGTTATAGGTTCTACTTTTGCGGGAATTAGCACGGCTCCGACAGATGGATTATTAGTTTTGGGTAAAGTTGGAATAGGAACGACGGTTGCGGGAAGAAACCTTACTGTTTGTTCTGACGGCACGGCGGGGGTCGGTCAATTAAGATTAGGATATAGCGATGCCTATTATTGGGATTTGGGAAGAGATAATGGATCGGACGGGAGGTTTATGTTCAAGGCGGGGGCGACGGAGGTCTTATCAATTCTACCAACGGGTCAGGTTGGAATCGGGGTAACGAATCCTCAAAGTCTTTTACACACCGAAGGTGCAAGTGGGACTATCAACCATATCGCTTCAAGCGGGAACGCATTTTTCAGAATAGGAAATTCAGTAACGTCGGGGACGAGAAAAGAATTTACAATTCTCCTTGACACGACGAATAATATAGTTCAGATACAGGCAATTCAACAGGGGGTGGGTGTTTTGCCATTAATCCTTCAACCTTCAAGTGGAAAGGTGGGAATAGTAAACACAAACCCTTCTTTCAACCTTGATGTCACGGGGACGGGCAGATTCTCATCAACATTACAAACAGATGGAATATTAAATGTTTACGGGACGGGGACGAGTTCAGTTAGTTCAGATGTTAATCAAACAGGGGATAAAAGATTTTATAATAATTTTACCTCTGGTTGGAAGGGAGCGGGGTGGCAGTTAGATTATGGAATTACGACGACGGCAAGGTCTACTTTAGAATTACACGACCTTTGGGTAAGGGGCAGAATGAATGTTTATGAATTGGTTATTAACACGATACGGGCGACGAATGGCAGTTTATTTGTAACAAGTTCAGCGAAGGTCAAAAGCTGTAATACGTGGGGCGGGGGCGGGGGCGCACAGGTGCAGATTTATTTTGAAGATCCTGAAGGGAATAACAGACAGCCATTCTGGGCGGGTGATATTATTTTACAGCAAACGGTTGACACCGATTCAACAAGCGTGGTTACTCTGGCAATAGTGAAGGTGCTTTTCACGTCTGGCAATTACATAGCAGGCGTTTATTTGGAGGGAACCGTCTTAGCAGATATTCAGGTGGGGGGTGCTTTTGCGAGAGTTGGAAATGTCGGGACGGCTAACGGAGGGTATGATTCAAGACAGGGTGTTATTTATTTAACGAGTGATGATTCTGCAAGTCCGTATATGGATGTCGCGGACGGGATTTCAAGTTGGGCGGAGTGGAGTGGCAGAAGTAATTTAAAAGTAAGGTTAGGAAAATTAACAGGGATAACGGATGCGGATTTTGGGGGTGCGTTATCTGGTTATGGATTATATGCGGTTGATAATATTTACATAAAGGGAGTGATATATGCTTTAGCGGGTGGAGAGATAGGGGGGTGGGATATAACGGCAACAGGGATTACTTCAAACATTGTAACGGACGCAGGGGGTAAAGATAATCAAATGGTACTATACACGGCATCAACGGCGTTTGGTGTTTATCTGAATTATGATATTTCGGCAGTTGATACTCCTTTTTATTTGTCGTTTGGAAAAATAAAAGACGGCAACGGGGCATATCAAACAAATTATGGAATAGCATTTAAGCAGGGCAGTTCAAGTTATTTTGAATTATCAAATACTACAAAGACGATAGGGGGGTGGACGTTCACTCATCAACAGCTTAGTAACGGGACGGATATAATTTTAAGTTCTGCGACTAAAACCGTTTCAGTTCAAAACGGTGCGGTGAAAATGTTCTGGACGTCGGCGACGGACTATGGAATAAAAGATACGGCGGGGAAATTCTCTTTAGGATATGTAAATTTTATTGCGGGGTGGACGTTTGATGTTAATAAATTGTATAACACGACCTCTAAGTTTTATTTGGGCGGGACGTCCTCTGATTATTTAAGTGGATATAGTGTTGCGGAGACGGTAGTATTTGGAAGGTATGATTCAACAAGCACAAGATTGATAATAAGGGGTATTTCTACCACGACTTACGTGCAGACGGGTGTTAATGCTTCGGGTGTATTTTTCCAATTAGTTTATAGCGGGAACGTGTTAGTTAATTTTACTGAATCAGTTCAAAGTATTGCGGGGTGGACTTTTGATACAGCAAAGTTAAGTGTGGTAACAGGCACTTATAAAATATCTTTGAATACGGGGACGACGGCTTACATAGGAAATTCTGAAAGCGGATTTGAAGTTTGGCGAACGCATACAACGGGGGCTCCAAAAATATTCTGTGGGACAAAAGACGGTTCTGGAAATTTGAGTGCTGGACTTGATTGGAATATGACGACGGCTAACACATTAACCATAAAGGGAAATATAACGGCTGGAAATATTTCTGGAGTTATAATCACGGGTTCATCATTTAGGACATCGACGGGAACGCCACGTATGACACTTGGATATAGTGAAGGTTCAGAGGGTGCGAATTGTTTATATAGTGTGGCGGTGGCGACGCCGAGCAGTTTTACGGGGTATGTTTCTTATAGTTCATCAGCAGTTGTGGACACGGGGACTTACCCATCCGATCTTAACCATAATCACGTTTTAATGATTAGCTCAAATAAGATAAGTGCAAATTATTCAAGTTCAAGATTGGCATTGAAACTTGCTTATGAGGGGGTTACGTTTATTGAATTTAGAAGCAGAACAACAAACAACGAAACGGACGAGGCGGGGATTTATATAAAACGTAGCAGTAGCGGGGCGCTTGATAAAATCATTGGTGCACGACGCACGGGGTGGGCGACGCCTTTGGGAACGGCGTACCGTACAGCTTTACCAGCTTCGCCTACGGTTACACAAATAGGATCGTGGTGCAGGGCACTTTATGATGATTTAGTGGCTCACGGGATAATAGGCGCATAATGTATTCAGTAATAATTATAATTTTAATTTGTTCTATTGTTTCGGGAGTGGGGGAGGCGTTAAGAATTAAAGATGTTAATAAATATTCTTTTTG